AGCTGCGGGCCAATTATGAAACCCTTCAATACTAAATGTTACTACTACACTATATTTCATTGTTCAAATCTATCAAATTTATAATCATCTGGTAATACTTGTTGCATATTATGCACTGTCGTGCAATACAATGAATAATCATTATAAACAACTTTGATGCTATCTGTTTTCTTTAACAATCCAGCATCCTTTTCATTAAGCATTAAAAGAATATGTGCTCGAATTCGAATCATAGGTGGTATCTTATCTATCATACCAGGTTCTACTTCAATTGATATGAATTGTTTATCAGTCATCATATGAAATACATTATCCCAAGTAAATCCTTTTAAAGAACCATTAATCAATTGTTTAGTTGCAGGTGAACAAATATAAACATGAGATACAGGTTTCCAATGTTCAATGCCTAATAACAATGTATTGAAATCTGATACAAACATTGTTTCTATGTCGGTAAATCGTCCTTCAACTTCTTTACCAAACCATACGCTTTTATAACCAATCATACTATAATATAATAAATTTATTCTTAATTTCCAAAGTTAAAAAACTTTTTTGCATTGTTATTTTCTGGTAAACTTCCCCAACTCATTGCTGCATAGAAGTCATCAAATTTGTTGCTTAAGTCCGAAGTGAACATTTTATTGTGATCAATATACTGTTCTGCAAAGGCAACTATTTCGGGTGGATCTTGGTATCCTCGCAATGCTAAAGTTTCAAAGCCATATGGATTATTTAACATGTAACCCCATTTTACTTTTTCGCCATCTGAAATTGGTAAGATGTCTGTTTGTAAGGTTGATAACATATCATTAAAATTAATCGTGGCTTTTACGTGTGCTGTCGACCCCTTAATATAACCCGTAAATGGTTTTCTTTTTTTGATATATTTAGATAATTCTTTAACACTTGAATTCTTCATTACATTTAATACTTTGGAACTTTTAATGTTATTTTTAAAGTTATGTATCAATGTCGAAGTATCTTGTTTATTTCTTCCTTTAAGGATATACCACAATGTTTCTTTCATGATCTTTTTAAAATCTTCCGGGAAACTAGATCTTACAACATCCAATCCTTTAACATCTAATTTATCGGTAGGTTTACCTTCTTTGAAAATAACCCATTGGGCATAGCGTTTCTTTGCAATCCATAAACCAGATTTTGCAATGTATTCTTGTTTAATTTGGAATCGATGTTTATCCGTATTATGAAATACTTTTGCATATTGGTCATACATTGTATTAACTGTCTTTTGTATTTCAGATGCAATAGCATTTGTTTGTTCAATCATGAACTGTTCATCCTCTGTATTACAATCCGGGAATCGATGTTTAATTAATGGTTCACTACTACAAAACGTTGAATCTGTATCTGTATAAAATGCAAATTCTGCTTTACCGCCTGATGCATTAATAAAATGATCGGTTCCTAATTCCTTCTTGTAATAGTTATTGATAACTTTTGCTGAAAATTTAATAATACTTTGGCCAACTGCGGTAATTGCTCCAGCATTATCTAAATCATAGAATCGAAATGTTTTAAGTCCTAATACTCCATAAAATGAATTGAGCAATACTTTTTGTGTTAACTGCATTGCATCATAGAACTTATATTCTTCTGTTCCTACTGCATATGTATCACGCTTATCTTTGAATATAACACGTTCGTCAAACCATTTTTCCAAAATCGTTGGCAAGAATCCTCGTTGGTCATTTCTATATACTGCTCCATTACTTGCAACGGAATAATTATTGTCTAATAACCATTGCTTAACGTTTTGAATATAACTTCCATTAATTAATTGTACTTGGATAGCATCTGTTTTCAATAAGCATTCTTGATTCCAATCTTTAATAACTGTTACTTTAGTTTCTGGAGAAATATTTGCTGTCATGATGATGCTAGGATACAATGATGTTAAATCTAAATCATATATCCATTTATACAATCCAGGTACAGGTGCCATTACATATGCTCCTGCTAATGCATCTGCTATTGTTTCTTCTTCAATGAATCTAAATTGTTTATTAGGTGCTACGAATCCGTTTCGTTTTAAATCAACTATTGCAGCTCCATCCAAATATTTAGATGCATAATAAACATCTTCATACGGGACATGTCCTTTATGACAAATTGATCTTGCTAAATTTAAAAGTTGAAGTTTTTCATCCATCTCATAAACAAGGTCAACATCGGTCATGTTATAATATGCAAATTTATGAATATCTTGAGTAAACAATGTATCTAAATCTCCATCATATTCTACCTTTCCTCGGTCTAATTCCTTTTTAGCAACAGTGTCTAATCGATAATTGGGTAGTTCAGTATACGTAAAGTTTTTATACAATTTAATATAATCTAAACTAGATACGCCGAAAATTTTCCATTTACCTGATTTAGTTTGTTCGACAATACCTGCAGGAGAAAATTTCTTGATTGCTTGTGCGCCTAATACTTTTTTACAACGACCCATTAAATAAGGTACATCATATCCATCAGTGTTCCATCCTGTAATTACTGTGGGTTGAATTTCTGCAAATTTATTGATAAATCTAGTTAAAAGATCCTTTTCATTACGAAATATCTCTAATACATAGCCATCGCCTTGTATTTCATGGTCTTTTATGCGGCCTTTTTCATCTAGAATTAATACTCGACGATCTTTGCCGGCTTTATCGTAATATGCAATTGATGTAATTGCTGTTCTAACATCATCAATTGTACTATAACCATTTTCGTCTTTTGCTGTCTCAATATCAAAGAAGAAATCCTTATGTCCTTTTGATGGTTCATCTGATTCAAAATATAAATCAATTAAAGTTCTAACTTCTTCATTTAAGTCAGATTCATATGATTTAGGATTATCTCGATGATTGCCAGGAACTTTAGATAATCTAGTTCCATCCAATGATTGATAGTCTCCATTTTCATTTGGTAAATATCCATATGGTTGAAATGCGAACTTGTTATGTCCTAATTCATCATCCCATATGTGCATGATGCCATTTTTTTTATCGTAACCTATTGCTTGAAACATTTTTTAGTTTTCTTTTTTAAATTTACAATTATCAAAATGCCACCGGTGCATATTTGACGGTTGCCCTTCTGTATTGCATGTTGGACATTTTATTTTCTTTTTAGTTACGCCTTTTAGTTTTAAACTAATTTTTTGTCTAACATCTAGACGTTTTGCTGAATTTAAGTCGCCTAATTGATCTGGCCTAGGCTTTCCTAATTTCGATTTACTTATTTTCTCTCGTACTTCAATGCGCTTTGCTGGATTTTTGTTTCCTCTTTGCCGATCTTTTTCTTCTTCAGTCCAACACCTAACTGGTCTTTGTTTTAATTTTTTGATAATTAAATCATATTCCGGATGATTTGAAATAGTATCACCTCCGTTGCCACCTTTTGCTATATTGTATATAGGTTTTAATTTAGAAATCCAAAATATTTCTTGAATATTTAATTCATCTTTTGAATTACATATTTCTAATACTTCTTTAATAAAATTTTTGCGACCATATTTTTTAATTGCTCTATTTAATAAGATGCCACTTCCTAAATAATCTGGATTAGATTTTGAGTCTTGTCCTATATAAAATTTGCCGTTAAGTAAATTAGTTGTTTTATAGATAATCATAATAACTCCTTTATTATAAATATCTAACCCGTAACCTAAACTGAATATATATCTGGTAATTCTCGTTTTATACCATAATCATCAAGTCCATATCCGACAACAAATTGTCCGCCGATTGTAAAGCCACAATAATCAGTCATATCAACGCTGCCGCCTCTTCGAAGCAATGTAATAACTTTTACATCTGCTGGCATTTGACTGTTAACTTTAAATAATGCTTCTAATATCGTAGCTCCGGAGTCGCAGATATCGTCGACGATGTAAACTCGTTTTCCCTTTAAATCTAATTCTAATTCTTTAGTGCAAATTACACCGCCAGAATTGTCTTGTCCTTCATATGATTTTAATCGCAAAAAATCAATTTCACAATTAATTGACATATATCGTGTCAAATCTGAAAAGAAATGTATTGATCCGTTAAGCAAACAAATCATTACAGGTGGTAATGTATTATTTGACTGCACATGGTCAACTGATATTTGTTGTGCTAATTCTAATACTCTGTTTTGAATTTCTTCGTGGGTGATAAGGAGTTCCATATGCCGTATAAATTTATTATTATAATAATAGCACTTAATGCTAAATGACTGTAATTATCGATAAAGCAATCGTAAGTTATCCAACCAATATCGCCAATAATCCACGCAATCATCGCGCTTTTTCTAATACATTTAGCATTGAGTACGTAACCTGTTAATACTAATAGGGTGCTAATCCAACCTATAGATTCAATCATGGACGTGTATTTATCATCGCAATCTCATGCTCTCGAACTAAGATATATTCTGATCCTAGTTGCACTTTCTTTTGTGCACCTATATTTCCGGAATAAATTTTTACTCGATCTCCTACCGTGACTGTCATTGGTATTTTATTACCTGTTTGCGTAAATAATCCGTCGCCTACTGCATAAACATCACATTCGATATAATCATCCAATGAATTCATGATGATGATACCACTTTGTGTTTTATCTTGTTTTTCTAGTTGTTTTAGGAGTACCTGATCTCCAATTGGTTTCCAATTCATAACTTATTCCTTATTTATTAAATGATTGTGTAATTGTTTGTTCGCTAATATTACTTCCTACTAATCTAGATACCTCATGTCCATTTTGTGTGATAATAATTGTAGGAACATTTCGAACTGAGTATTTGCCGCATGCTTCTGAATTCGTATCTACATCTAAAATAGTAATTGGCAAAGTACTTTGTAGTGCTTGAATTTTTGGCTTTAATAATTTACATGGACCACACCATGTTGCTGTGAAATATAATATTTGTTTCATTTTACTATATTATATGTAATTTTGACATCATTTCCAAATGTCGTTGTAACTACGTAATTCATTTTCGGTCTCTTTGTGAAATCCACAATTTCAATTCTGATGTTGTTGGGACTTTTGTTAGGTTAAAATGACGAACATAGTCATCTGCTAAATAAGTAGGCATTTGAACTGACTCATAAGTCAATAAGTTCCACGTTACCATGTTTAAATGATCTTTTTTACGCTTTGGACGTTTTAGTGGTGTTTCTCGTTTCATATTACAATGTTACTGTATAAATTTCTTTAATTACGATCTCATCTGCTTTTAACTTTCCGCCGGCTAATTCCTGCAATTCTAAAGATACTGCATAGTCAATTGAAATGCCTGGTTTCTTTTCGATCCACATTTCTGCGATAAATGTTGATGACTTGATTTCGTTGTGCTTGTTTCTTTCTACTCGAAACACTGCTACTTTTACTTGTTGATTCATACTTGTTCCGTTATTATTTAATGTTAAACCTCCGTAAATGGTTGTTCCTGTTGTTAATGTTGTTCCCGATGTGTAATCGCCTGAGAACATTCCGTTAATTGATGGCGATGGGCTATTGCCTAGTGCTGTGTTCGTTGTTGGTGTGTTAAACATGTTATACTCCTCGTTTAGTGTCAAATGCAATGATATGGTCTCTTCCGGTCATGTTATAACCTTTTTCAGCACACATTTCAAATACAATTGGATACATTTTTATTAATTCTTCTCGCGTATCGCCCGCCGGCATAATATAAGTTTTATCTTTAGGGATTTCTAAAAATTCACGTGCTTCTTCAATTTCTTTAAGATTCTCTTCGGTACCATCCCATACTGGTTTAAAATGATAATCTGAATGAGTAGTTATCATTGCATGCATCGCTGAATAATTTAGTCGATACTTGTTATGCTGGGCCACCATCTTCTCATCCGTGATAGTACCATTCGGCGTGGCAACACCCACAACGGGAACACTATTGTTAAACTTAGGACTGAGACTAATAAGAGATATA